TTAGGTGAAGTTAATCAATTGAATGTAATACATAACACTGAATCATGAAAGAATGGCGCCCTAACAAGAAACAAGAATTATTTTTAGCATTACCATGGTCATTCCTCGAAGCATTTTTTGGTGGTGCGGTCGCGACTGGAAAGTCCGATGTTTTACTTTTATACCCTGCTATACGTGGTTTGCTTCGTGAGTTTGATTTTAAGGGTTTATACTTAAGACGAACATTTCCTGAGTTAAAAAATGAAATTATCCCTCGATCTCGCTCTTATTTCAGACAATTCGGTGGGGTATATAACAAGAATGATAAACTCTGGGAATTTAGCAAATACAGTGGGCTTAACCGAAGTAAATCGCCTCAAGGGGCAGGCGCTTTGTTTTACTTTGGTCATTGTGAGAACGAGGATGACATCCACAATTACGACTCGATGCAACCTAATTACGTTGCATTCGATGAATTAACATCATTCACTGAATGGATTTATATATACATCACATTAGAACGAGTCAGGAAGGCACGGGGTGCGGCTCATTTACCAATGATAGTCAGAGCCGCATCGAATCCTGGGAATATAGGTCATGCATGGGTATTCAATAGATTCATTAAGCCGTATGTTAAAGGACTTAAGAAACTTATCGGACCAACTGGAATTATACGTATTTATATTCCTAGTACTGTTTATGATAATGAGCATATTGATCCTGCTTATTTAAAATCATTAGAGGCATTACCTGAAGCTGAGAAACGTGCCAAATTATATGGTGATTGGTCGGCATATGAAGGTCAGGTATTTGAAGAATTTCGTGATAGACATTATCCTGACGAGCCTGATAACGCTTTGCATTGTATTGACTCGTTTGATATCCCGGATTGGTGGCCGAAAGTCGTATGTGGGGATTGGGGATATGCACCACCAGCAGGTACATGGATTGGATATGGAGCAATATCACCAAATAGACAACTCATTGTATATCGAGAGCAGTTCTGGCAAAAGACGCCTATTGAGATTTGGGCTTCTCAAGCGAAACCATATATCGACAAGGAAAATCCACGAATCATTAACTTCTGTAAATCAGCCGGTCAAGACCGTGGGCAAGAACATACCATTCAACAACAAATATCTGATGCACTCGGTCGTTCAATTGGATTATCTAACAACTCACCCGGTTCCCGAGTTGCAACAAAAATGCTGTTACACGAGTACTTTCGTTGGAGGCAACGTGTCGTGCCCGAACAGCATGATATTAAATTTGATCAAGACCTCGCGGACTGGATTTTAAGAAATAAGACTGATTATGAATATAGAAGGTACATTGAGATATTTCAACCAGTACCACCGGAGGTGGGATTACCAAAAGTACTCATATTCAAGAAAGAATGTCCATTACTTATTAATGCAATTAAATCATGTACATATGACAAGACTAATCCACAGGACGTAGCTGAATTTGCTGGTGATGACCCGTACGACGGCTTTAGGTACTTAGTAGATGCGGCGGATGGATATTTCAATGAATCGGCTAACGAATTCAAGAAGATTCAAGAACAACAGTCATTAGTTGAGGCATTGCAAGAGGAACGAATTGATATGCATCAATATTATATGAATGCTCGTCGTATTGAATCTCATCAATCAACTTCGCTTGCTGTACGTAGGTATCATCACTGAATTAACCAGCATGATTAATGAGGTGGACAATGATTGACAAACCGTATGCCTATCATGAACCGAGTCCGGATGGATTGGATAAAATTACTAGACTAAGAGAAAAGTTTAGTGAAGTTGAACAATTAATTAAGGAAGTTTGTCCAGATAGTAGACAGAGGTCAGTAGCAATCACTAACAATGAACAAACAGCCATGTGGGCCATTAAATCAGTTGTATTCAATGATCCTGCTTCAGTAGTGAAATGATGTCATTCATTCGGTTCATTCATCGCCTCGTTAAACCAAATTGTGATTGTAAGGTATGTGAGGAGCCGAGATGTGCGATGTGTGCCGAATACAAACAATTATTGAATGATGAGCGATTGGAACGAGCTAAGTTGCATAATTTCATTTTGCAACTTCAGCATGGTCATTCAACTAATGAAGTAAGTGGCGAGGACCAAGTTAAAATAATGATTCCGCAATCAATCACTAGTTGGTCACGTAAGGCCGCATCATTAGAACGAGCTGATCGTATTAAAGCAGAAACACAACGACAGGAAAATGAAGTAGCGGCTCGTCAGCGAACGAGTGATATTGATAAGTTAGAAAAGGAATTGGGTATTAGCAATGCCACTGAGTAAATATTTCCATGGTAGTGGCGAAAAAGTAATGAGTAACATGAAGAAGCAATATGGTGCGGAAAAGGGTAAACAGGTATTTTATGCCACGGCTAATAAACGTGGCGTGGCCGCACCGCATAAAAAGAAGTTAAATTATAGGAGTAAGTAAATGCCAAACATTTTTGGTTCAGCCATTAGGGGAATGACAGGTGCGCCGGGTGGTGCTGGTGCTTATGGTGGGCCATCTGGTTTTGGTAGGGCTGCTGGTGGATTTGGTGGATATGGTGGTGTGGGTCCATCATCCGATATGATGAGTAGGTTAGGTGGTGTAATGGGTGGTATGGGTGGCATGTTCGGTGGTGGTCCTATTAGAGGAATCCCACCACGACCACCACAACCACGACTACCACCACAACCACCATTGCCTGGTACCGGAGGTCGCCCTGCTGATGGTAATTGGCAGAAGGATACTAGTAGTGGTCAACTACCACAACCACCACAATTAGGTGGCATGGGTCAAATGGGTCGATTAGCTAGTCAATTAGGCCCAATGATGGGTGGTATGATGGGATATATGCCACCTAGTGGTAATACTGGATTTAGTGGATATATGGGTGGCGGTGGTGGCATGGGTAGTGTAGGTCCATCACCTCAATTAATTAATCTAATACGTGGTGGCATGATGGGTGGTGGTTTTGGTGGAATGAGACCACAAATCCAGCCTAATTACATGCAAATGAGTCAAATGGGTGGTGGTGGAGCTAATGGATTAATGGCACCATAATGTATTGAATGCTGAGGCGGAGCCGAGGCAGATGGCATATCAATCGAAACCAGCCGATAAAGATGCCGATGATGATGTCCTAGATGATGAACTGAAATGCTGCTTAAAAACTATATGTGATCATTTTGAATCAGAAGATGAATTTGTCCGTATGCGGAATCTCCGCTTATGGAAGAAACTTAAATATTATTGGAATGGATTTCATCGTGTATGGTGGTCAGAAACTGCTCATGATTGGCGTATTTTTGATGACGTTTCTAACACTGATGATGCTGATTTCTATGATAAGCCGGTAAATGTATTCCGTGCATATCTTGAGTCAATCATTGCGGCCTTGTCAATTACTGTCCCTCCGATCAAATGTACTCCTGATGATGCTGATAATCCATCTGATATGAGTACGGCCAAGGCAGGAGACAAAATCACTACCTTGGTCTATAAACATATTGATGCACCATTGCAGTGGATTCATGCCTTATTCATTTATTGTACTGAAGGACTGATTACTGCATATAACTATACCGACACGAACGAAAGTTATGGAACGTATGAAACTCCGAAGTATGGACAGGAAGATATAACAGGAACTGAGAAATATTGTTCAAATTGTGGTGGTCCAATTCCTGAATCATATGAATATGATCCGAGAAGTGATGATGAAATCATTCAGGGAATGGAATTCTGTCCAACATGTGAGGCAACATTACCACCTGAATTGAAATCAATCACTAAATCGATCACCAAAATCGTTGGAACTATGAAATCACCTAAATCTCGTCAATGTGTCGAGGTTTATGGTGGATTGAATGTTAAAATCGCATCATATGCTCGTAGGGCATGTGAAACTCCATACCTAAGGTACGCGTATGAATGTCATTGGACGAAGGCATGTGAAGAATTTCCTCAATTATGGGATTCTGATAGTAAGAGTTGGCGTGTTTCACCGGGCTCAGTGAGTGCATATGATCAATATGAAAGGTGGGCACGTCTCTCACCTCAATATTATGGTGAATATCCACAGAATATAGTCACTATTCGTAAGATGTGGCTTCGTCCATATTCATTCAACTACATCAGTGATGAAACGAAACGTAAGAAATTACTGAAATTGTTTCCTGACGGGGTAAAAGTAAGCTATGTTAATGATTGTTATGTAGAATCTGAGGGGGAAAAGCTAGATGATCATTGGACTTTGGCGAAAAATCCTCTTAGCGATTTTGTTCATTATGATCCGCTTGGTCTTTTACTTACCTCCATTCAGGAAATTACTAATGACTTGGTTTCTTTGGTATTACAAACTATCGAGCACGGCATTCCACAAACATTTGCTGACCAAGCAGTACTAAATTTCGAGGCATATCGTAAGCAGGAAGTGTCACCAGGGACAATATTCCCTGTTCAGACTAAAGCTGGTAAGTCAGTAAGTGATTCATTCTACGAAATCAAGACTGCTACTTTATCACAGGAAGTACAACCATTCGCTGAACGTGTTCAACAGATGGGTCAGTTCGTTTCAGGTGCTTTACCGGCTATATTTGGTGCGATGGAGAGTAAAACGGCCGCACAGGATAGCATGTCTAAAGCACAAGCCATGCAACGGTTACAAAATGCATGGAAAATGCTTAATTATTTCTGGAAGGACATATTTGGTAAGGTCATTCCGGCCTATATTAAGGATGTTAAGTCAGATGAGTCATATGCGGTTCGTGACCCACAAAATCGGAATAATTTCATTAATGTAGTCATTCGGAAATCGGAATTAGAGGGTAAATTAGGTGATATTGAGCTAGAGGCATCCGATGCTTTGCCATTAACATGGGCTCAGCAGAAGGATGTCATCATGCAATTA